TTTAAAGGAATCACCTGTACATTTTTATTATGTTTTAAAATACTGTATTCGCATACGTCATATGCGATCTGTTCTCTAGAATCGTAACCAACAAAAATTTTCATAGTTTGCTCTTTAAATTTCTTCTAGCATAGCTTTAGCACGGCCTGAAGCTAGCTCTTCAACATAAAATTGACCATAGGCTAAGTGACTAGCCCATGCATATACTTTATCTTGATCTGGATAATATGGGTTTTCAATTTGGCTAAGATCTTGGCAGGATACGGGTTTAGCCGCACTGCACGGTGCCAAGGTGAATGCAGGGAATCCGTACATCACAGCTTCGGTAGCTGCATTGGAATTAAATGTAACTAGTGCAAATACATCATTGTCTAATGCCTGTTTTAATGTATTACTAATTGTTCTATCTGTTCTTAGTTTGGCTCTAGCCCGTATTTCTATTGGTCTGTCTGTATATTTTTTAATTGTTTCTATAGTTTCAGCAGTCCATTGTTCTAGATCAATATTATAAAACTTACAGGGTTTTTCGTCAGGTAAAGCCAATAATATTTTTCTACCGTCTTTTTTCCAAGGTTCTAATTTCTTTTTAAATCGTTCCCATCTATCCCCAGGTCGAGGTATAATTTCATCATGTTGTAAATTATTTTTTACAATACGATGCCAGTACTTCCATCCGTTGGGGTTGGCCATATTAACTTCATTACCAAAATACCCAGTGTCCATATAGTAGAAAGTTCGACCTTCATCCCAACAACGTTTCATTATTTTATGCTTTAATATTCCTCTTAAAATAATCGGATCTGAGGAATTTTCATAGACAAAATCTTCTGTTGAAACTACGGAACTATTACACCCTTTAGCGAATTTATTAATATATTCGTCGGTGCCGTCTTTACTCAAAAATACCCAGTTAGTCATTTACGTTCAATATCCTCTTCGATACATTTTTCGCCAAACTGAATTTCAATAACTTTTAATGGAGTGTTAGTTTTATTGACTAACTGATGCCATTCTTCTCTACCAATATAAGTCTGCATATTTTTCATGACAAAGTTTTTCAACACAATATTTTCATCTGTATCAAGAGTATTAACTGTTGCTGTTCCTTCAGTTACAAACCAATGCTCAAAACGATGGGTGTGTCTCTGCATTGACAGACTTTTACCAGGATTGACCGTGAGCTCTTTTACTTTTACAGTAGGCCCGTCTTCATGTAATACACGATAGTAACCCCATTGACGTTCAGTTTTAGGAGATTTCCATTCTTGTAATATCCAGCTGCTGGAATTCTTTTTATCTTCGCCACCTACGCCAAATACAAACTCAACGTGTAACATCTCTTCTAATATATCCATTTCTGGAATATTAGTTTTAGTTCTATCGCCGCCGTTGGCAAATACTATTTGAGCATTTGGATATATTGCTCTTACTTTTCTAATAGCATCTTTGGCGCTATTATCGCTGTCGTCAAAGTTAATAACTCTGTCAACATTATGAAGTGCTGAAATAATAGTTGCACGTTCTTCCCAGGGCATAAATTCTTGCCCTTTCTTTCTACGTAACCATTCATCAGAATTAACTCCGACGATCAATGAATCGCCGAGTTCTCTAGCTGAATTGAAATAGGCAATATGCCCAGAATGAAGGGGGTCGAAACCCCCTGTGATTAATACAATGCGTTTCATACGGATATTTAGTTATCCGCATTTTAACTTATTTAAAGAGTGGCGTCTTCAAGACCTGCTGTACGTAGTTTGACAATATTAGATACCTGCCATTGTTTAATGTCAAGTGCTTTGATAATGCCTAGCCATTTATTGCGGAGTAGTGCAAAGTCGTTGATAATTTTTTCAAAGTCAACTACATCGGCCTCGCCTTCTACAAACTTTTCACAGTCTCTAGAAGACAAGGACCTTTGGTAGTTTTCTAAATATTTACGAAAATGTTGACTACGAAGTCTACGGAGTTCAATATTAAGGTATTCTAAGATTCCTTCAATTTCTTGAAGTTGATTAAAACGATTCTCAACTATGCCAGGCATATTAGCAGCGGCTCTTTCAAGGTTTCCCGCTATGCGAACATCATTCTTAGCCGCAATTAATTCAGCTTCATAATATGCCACAGCATTTGGTATGTGAGAAATATCTTTGCTAACCTTGTCATACCAATTCATTTATTCCTCATCTTCGTAATAATCGTCTTCGTCTTCAATCTCTTCACCGTCAATGGCATAATCAATTGCATCATCTAGATATCCATCTACGCCAATTAGGTCTTTTAACACAGTTTCTTTAATACCATAATCTAATAGTGTATTAACAAAGTCTGCAGCCAAATCTTTGCGATGCTTTTCCGGAATGTGCTCTATAACCAATGTCCAAATGTCTGCAATTAAATCTTCTTTCATTCAGTAATCTCCGTTTCAGGTTCAACAATAGTAGTTATCTCTGAAGCGGAAATTTCGCCATGTTTTGAAATGTCTTCCATGGCAATGTCTAAACCATTCTTCTCATTACGTTCCCAAGCCTTGCGAAATTGTTTGATGATCTCACCGTCTTTGGTTGTGTAGACAAGGCTGTTACCTTCTTTCTTGAGCATACCTTTAGCTTCGAACAGGTCGACCAATCCACTATATGGACTCATACCAGTTTCATAAGGAATCTCAACCTGTACACTTTCAAACGGTTTTGCATAACGTGTTTTCATAATCTTACAAGCTGCACGGATACCTTGAACAGTTGTAGTCTTATTGCCGTCTGCATCAAGTTTTAATTTTAATTTACGCATAGCAACTACAATAGAGCTAGCATAGATAAAACCTTGACCGCCACTAATCTTGTCATCCGGATCAAACATATCTTGGCTTGCGTATGTGTGATTAGTTGCTACTAAGCCAATACCCAGACTACCGAACATGTTAACACAGTTACGAACAAGTGCTGTTAGTGCTTTAGGCTTACGACCCATGTCACCTTTCATGTCACCTGCTTGGAATTGATTAACATCAGTAGGGGTTAATAACATACCTAATGAATCGATAATAAACAATACTTTAGGGCGATCAGCTTCATCCATTGTTTTGTATTCTGCAACAAATTCTGTAATAGTTTTTGCTACATCGTCAATCATGGCCATATTGAGTTTTAATAACTTATCTGGGCTTGTATCAACATCAAGTGCGTGTAACCACTTTTCGTCAAGTGCATTTTCTGTATCAATTAAGATCGGAAAGATGCCTTGGGCCTGTGCGTTCTTGACTAGGTTTCCTGAACAGATAAAACTCTTGCCTGCACCTGACTCGCCAGCAAACACAGTTACTTTACCTAGAGGAATACCACGTTTAAAGTCTCCGCTAATAAGATAGTTTAATGCGTAGTTGTTTGTCGAGACCCAGTCTGTTGGATCGTTAAAGCCTATACTTAAACCGTCGATAGATTTGGTAATTGACTTTCTAAATTTACTAATATCAAATGCTTTTGCCATATTAAACGTCTCGATCCATTTCACAAGCTTCTGCTACCAATGCGATGACTTCGTCCAGTGTGTTACACAAGATCTTAGCATTGACATAATCGCCTTTCTTGTTGCGGCCGCCTGCTTCTACCATGAAGCCGTTGTCGTACATATTAACTGTAAATGATTCATTTACTTTGGTTAATTTGTCGCCAAATGTTTTTACTGTTTTTGTTGCCATTTTTAGTTCTCCTACAATGAAAGAGAGTACGAGCAAGGGCTCGTACTCTATTGGCGTTTACTGTTTGTTACGATTGCGAATCATGGCCAAGATGTCTTGGGCACGACTAGCACCTGCATCACCTGCAGGAGCAGCAGCCGGAGCAGCATTAGCCACTGGTGCTGTGTCAAACGGAGCATCTTCCTCATCCACTGCCGGAGCAGCAATAGGAGCAGGAGCGGCTGCACGACTTGTGGCTTTATTAGGATCACCTGTAGCCTGGCCCATACCGGCTGGCTTAAAGTATTGACCCCAACGGTCCATGTCATATGCTTCACCGTCAACTGACGCTTCGAACATTTCTTTCATTACCTTGAGCTCAACATCAGTTGGCTTCTTAGGTAGGAAATCGCTTAGGTTAAACAAACCATGAGCTTCAATAGCTGCCTTGTCTGCATCAGCAATAGCACGTTCACGACGGCTCCACTTGCTTGTAGAATAGTCAGCAAAGCCACCTTTGCTTGTTTTAGCGATACGGAAGTCTACGCCACGCATGTAGTCTGTTGGCAATTCTTCCAACTCAGGATCCATCAACGCACTACGGATGATTTGATAGATTTGAGGACCAATGATAAATCTACGGATAGGATTATCTGGAGTTGTATCTTCTTTCAACGGATCTTCCACAATAAATCCTTGGAAAATATATGAACGTTTCTTCCAATACTTACGACCCATTTCTTCTAGTGCTTTGTCTTTGAACCAACCACGCACTTCGCTAAGGATTGGGCAAACTGTACCATCATTGTACATTTCAACGCAAGGGACTTGCACTTGAACTGGACGGCTATCAGTTTCGCCTTTGATACCTGCGAAAGGTAATTTGATCATTGCACGTTCTACCCAGAAGAATGTGTTGTTGGTGTTTCCGTCAGGTAAGAAACGAATTACTGCTTCTTTGCCTTCTGGCATGTTCCAATGTGGGTAAATTGCGTTGTCGCCACCGCCGGTGGAGTTTCCTGAAGATTTTGTTTGTGCTTCTTGAAGTTTAGCACGGATTTCTGCGAGAGTTGCCATTTTAAATGCCTCCTATGTTATGCCTAAAATGTTTTATATGCCTTATGCACATGTTTTATTATGCGCTTTTTATTTAGCAA